AAAAAAAACAAAAAAACATAATTTAATTTTCTTTGAAATTGAGGTAACATGCCTTTATCCCAACTAACATAGTCTCCGTCAATGGAATTATGATCGATTTCAACCCTTCGTATGTGATTATCAAGCAAACGCTTCCAATCAGTACCAAGAGGGTTAATACCAACCATAACTCCATTTTCGAATTTTCTATCCATAATTGACGAAAAAACACTACCAAAAAAAATCCTATAAAAAATTGTTAACATTAAACTTCCAACTGAAAAAACTCGCGGTTTCTTAGGAACTCCATTTAGATCTGTATTGCGTAATTCGTCTTTATTTATATTTACAAAATAGGTATCGTATTTATAACTTCCATCAACAACTTCATTACAAAATTTTTTCATTTCACTCTTCATTTCACTTGAGATTTCTCCACTAACATAATTGAGATATTCTTTTTTCTTCTTCATATGATAACCACAAGAAGTCTTAGGATCTATTCGATTGAGATTCTTATCTCCTAATACAACTTGCTGTTCATTAAAAAAAAAATTTACTTCAGGAATTATACTTTCAACATAGCGTGTACTAAAATCCAAATCCAACAACTCAACCTCTTTAGAAGGTTGAAATTGTTTAGACATGGATTCTAACATACGCTCCTTCGAACTATACAACTCCAAATTTGCTGGTTTTCTGTCTTCTCCATCTTTTAAATCAAAAACACCATTAATCATTGAAGGAACTATAGTGGTCTTAGTAGGCACACTAGCGTAAACCACTGTATCTACTCGCACTGCAGAACCCTCCTGATTCTCTTTCAACAAAACGTCATAAAAAATTGGCATAGAAAAAAAATTATGTATATCACAAACTGTTTTATATGGGAAAATTTTGACTGCTCCAAAAGATCTATTATCGGCAACAGAAACAACACCTGCAACATGAGATCCAATTAACATTCCATCTGCGTTCATCAGTAAACTTCCACAAAGGCCGTCTACTGAAAACTCATGTATTAAACTATTGTCACTATTTAATTCTGAACTATATTTACTAACTAAATGTGTATAACGCGTCTTAAAATCAATCAATCTAATTTTTTCTACCGGATGAATACCACCTGGTGTAACTAAAAAGAAATCATGATTATTAGACGTGCTGGCAAAAACTATTTTCCTAAAATATGCTGGCATAAATTCTGGTAATTTAAATAAACAAATATCATCTTCACTATTAATATAAACTAAGCTAACAAAAACCTTATCATAAAAAACACTTTTATCGCTCTTCCAAATTGTGACTTGAATGTCACGCTTATCACTAACTTCAAAATTAAAAGGATGAAAAGGTGCTAAAACACATTTTCCTGAGATTAAAACACACATGCATTCACTACGCTGAACTCCGTCATTACCTATATAAGAAAACATGGCCACTGCCATATTATTTTTAATTTTAGATAACTGAGGAACGTCAATACTATTAGACATAGAAAAAACTTTATCCATAGATTGTGGGTAAGCTCTCTCTATAGGAATTTTCTCAACACGTGAACTTTGATAATGTTTGACAATCTTTTTGTTGTCAAATGCCTGTACTTTTTCCTTAAATTCAAATAAACTATAATAAACTCCATAAGAAACAATGCTAACCATCGTTCCTAAAATAAAAAAATCATTAGTAATAACATTAAACAACTTCTCAGAGACTACACTAAATTCGGGAATATTCTGTAACATATAATCTACTATTTCTAAAACCTTATCTTTCGTTTTAAATAAAATCTCTCCTAACGTTTGGGGGGTGCTATCATACTCGGGTAAAGCTCCTAAATCTAAACTATCAAAACCGCTTTCACGGATGTGGGATATTTTTTTTAACATTTCAACGTTAATATACGCAGAAACTCTACGTATAGCTTCATTAAAATTACCAAAATCTATCTCATCAATAGTCTTCCAATTTCGGAAATCCATATCATATCGCTGCACTAAAACCACACCGGAATAAACTCCATCAACAAACTTAATGTTGTCAAAATTTAAAACATGTAATCTTCTATACAACGCTGTGATATCAGAAATACCATCTTGTTTAGTAATTGTAATGTTAATAACATTAGTAGTACTAAGCATTAATTTCGAAGTAAAAAACTTCGTTCCTTTCTTATCAGCATCAGCTGTCATTAAAGGACATTGAATAGTT